CTGCGTACTCCAGCAACAGACATGCATCCTCAACAGCCTGGATCGGATCGGTATCGGATGGGATCTCCAACACATGAACCCCGTCTATCCGCGCTCTTGCTTGCTCAAATGCCATGACAACTCACTTTCCATGCACCGCAGAATATCGACCTGCCCGCCATAGTGATCCGCGTCGCCTTGGTGACTACTCCACATCCCGTGGTAAAGCCCGAGCGACGTTGCGTAGTGCAGGATCTGGTTGACCAACTCTGTGACATCCACGTTTGCCAAGAAGTCCTGCATCTGCTCGTAACTTGTGACTTGATCCAACTGGTCAAGCTGGCGAAGCACTGGCGGTAGACGCGGCTCAGGGTTGCGCTCCTGCCAGTCGGCAAATCGGCGGATCGTATGGCGCATACTGTCTTCCGCCTCCTCGCGCCGCTCCACGACGTACTGCAGGATGAGGTGCAGTTCACGCAAGGAAGCAGTGTCAAGATAGGGCCGGTCATGTGTCACGCTCTTCCTTCCATGCTGCCTCGACTTCTGTTGCCAGTCGCCTCATCTCGCCCGCGACCATCTGATTAACGAATGCACTCAGATAGTGGTGCTGCTTTAGATCCTTGGCGATGTCGTGCTCTGCGCGAATAGCACGCTGCTCTAACGCCGCCAGGATCTGAGGGAAACAGCTCACCCCGATACCTTCTCGAACACGTACACTGCGAAATACCCGATGACGGCCAGTAGCGTGCTCGTCACTATCCACAACAGCTTGCCCCGGTCCTTGTCCTCCTGGTCTGTGTGCGCCTTCAACGTATGCCCAATGTTGTCCATTACAGACCGCAGGCCGTCGACGCGCCGACCAACACCGTCGATCTTCTCATCAAGGCGGGAATGCGCTTCTTTCATGACCGCGTCAAAGCCATCCTGCCGTCCTTCCACTTTCGCAATTCGCGCCTCCTGGTCTAGCTGACGGCGCTCGATGTGATGAACGGTGTTCTTGATGTCCTTGATGTCATCATGATGTTCAGGCACAACTACTCCCTGACTGACGTAATAGCCCCCTGATAATCTACGCGGCGTGCTGCAGAGTCCCGGTGATCAACTTGACCGCCTGGCCGATCGCAGCAATCGACGTCGTGTCAAGCTGGATGTCGCCTGTACCGGCGGCCACCGTCGATACCGTCAGCCCAGTGATCTTATCCACGTCGGCTGACGTCGTGATCTTAGCTTCAGCCGCCGTGCCAACAGCCGTTGCGGTCTCTTCCAGGTCGGGGTCCATGTCGAACGTCAGGGTGTCGCCCGCCACCGTGCCCGAGGGGCTCGGCAGCGTGAACGTCACCAGTGTTTGCGCCAAACCGGCCGTACCAATCACGATCTTTGCGCCTGCGCCGATCTGGGCCAGAACAGCCTCCATACGAGCAGTCTTAACTGCCGCCACATAATTCACAGCCATCTCATTCTCCTCGAATTAAAGCCCCGGCCGAAGCCAGGGCCATGAACACATTTCATTTAGTCCGCTGTCCACAGTGCAGGCACGTTAGGCGGCTCCCAGCCCGCGAGTGTCGTATGGCCTTGCAGGCACTCATACGTCACTCCTTCATAGGATCGCAGATCGCCCGGCACTACTGTCTGCCCGGCAGCCCACTCGATCAACTCACCTGATCCATTGTCATCGCCTACGGGCGGCAGTCCGAACCGCAGGAACAGCGCGGCGGCATCTGCATCGGCCGGCAGTGTGCCTTGCTGCTCTTTGATCGATGCCCATAGGATTGCCCAATGCACGTCGGCTGCGGCTGGCTTCCCCTCATTCCATTCGGTTGCCCACTTGGTGCCGTCCAGAACGAAAGCGGCTGTCGTGTAGAGGTACTGAGTACAAGCGGCGTCTGCGTAAACACCGATAGCGCGAACCCCAGGCTCGAACGACTGAGATTGCACTGACATCTCCGCCCGCCAGCCCCATTGACCCGGCGAGAATTCCTTATGGGTCAACACAATCGAGTCACCGATCATTGCGCCAAATGTGCCGCTTGCATCGGCCGGGTCTGTGTCGATCTTGTCTAGCGTGGTTGTCTCGTCACCACTGACCACGATGTTTGAATCCGCAAGCACGGTGGCGCGCAGAGACTCAAGATCGCTGATTGTGTTTTCGTTGTCGTTGACCCACCAATGCGATGCGTAATGGGTCGGAGTTTCTTCTTCATGCGCTGGCTGATCCCCGACATATGGCGCAGACGGAATGCCGGGGCCATATCCTAGAGCCTCAAGCTCTGCCGCTACTGCATCACGGGATGCGGCCGGAGTAATTATTGCAACTGCTTTTGTCATTTTAGTTAGTCTCCACCGTCCAGCTTTTTGCCTGCAGCGATGCTTTCGCGGTTAATCCGGCCCCAGTAGCCGCAGCATTACCAGTCCCTCCGAGATTTAAAGTTCCCGATGTGCTTCCAGCGTTATCGAAGGCGATAAGTAGTCCGTTCACAGCCGATTCAGAAAGCAAGTTGTTTTGTGCCTCAAATTCGCTGATGGCACTGCTTACAGTACCGCCAGCCCAGCCGGTGAGTTCGTTGTTGTTGCAGTAGAACAGCTGCAACGCAGTGTTGCTGCTCAAGTCTGGAATACTTCCGGTTAGCTGGCCTCTGTCGCAGGAGAACCACTCCAACGCTGTATTGCTGCTCAGACCTGGAATACTTCCGGTTAGCTGGTTTCTGCCGCAGGAGAAATACTCCAACGCTGTATTGCTGCTCAAGTCTGGAATGCTTCCGGTGAGTTCGTTGTTGTTGCAGTAGAAATGCTGCAACGCAGTGTTGCTGCTCAAGTCTGGAATACTTCCGGTTAGCTGGTTGTTGTAGCAGTAGAAATACTGCAACGCAGTGTTGCTGCTAAGGTCTGGAATACTGCCGGTTAGCTGGTTGTTGTGGCAGTAGAAATACTGCAACGCAGTGTTGCTACTAAGGCTTGGAATGCTTCCAGTTAGCTTGTTGTCGTAGCAGTAGAACCGCAGCAACGCAGTGTTGCCAATCAAATCTTCACTCCAAACTAAGGCGTGAGGAGAAGTTAGCGTTGTTGTTCCAAGGTCAAGGCTGGAATTGCTATTAGCGCCAAGCGTAATCGTAGTTGTGTCACCATTTGCACCGACAATCAAAAGGTCGCTCGTTGACGCATCATTTAGCCATGCACGTAAATTTGCCAGCGTCGAATCGTTCGTGACGCTAATCATAAATTTCTGCGTGCCGTATGCGTTCGCAATGGCTGTCAACTGAGCCTCTGTAAGCCCTTCGTGGACTATGACATCAGTCGGCCAGTTCAGCGGTACGCGAACATTGACCCCATCAAATTGCATGTCTGGCGTGTACTGCCAACCGTATGGCGTAGCAATTACCATGTCGCCAGTTGTCAGCGTATTGGTCGCCACCAGCGCATCATCAACGAAGTCGCTTTCGATAACCGACTGCCCGTCTATCGTATCTGCAAGCGGGCGGGCTGCATCGGACGGGGCGGTTGCGTCATTGTCATTACCGCTCTTATCAAGCATGTGGCCAACAGTCTGACCAGCCGCCGTAACAGGCGTAGTCCCTGCGCGGTCCTGGAACAGCGTCGAGAAGTCTGACAGGTCATACCATGCGCCTTCTTCGCTTGCGGCAAATAAGTCGGCCGGGGTCCACACTCCGCCAGATGACGCCTGAGCGACAAAACCCAATTGGAAACGCATCAGCTTACGGCCCCAATTCCACCAACAGCAATCCACTCATCAGTGCCGCGCTTATACAGCGTGATACCCGCATACTGATCCGAAGCATCACCAGAGCCGGCAGACACGCCATTAACCGTCACCCCGGTATCGCCTGCGATGGTGGTGGTGCCTGCCCCGTACTGCACGACATCGACCCTGGACCCTGTAGGAAACGCAACAGACGCATTTGTCGGGATGGTCAAGGTGTTGGCATTGGCGTTGTTCATTTCGACAATCTTCCCCTTGTCAGCCAACGCAAGCGTGTAGGCGGTTCCGGTCTGCGTGTTGATCGCAGTCACTTCACCCAGGGGTTCAAAGTTTGTGTCAGCATAGGCTTTCACGCTCTGCTGCGTCGGCACCTTGGTGGCAAGGTCGGAGGACATATCGTCCTCATCGACAACCCAGCCGTTGCCAGATACGTCCGTATCGGCGTTGTAGGTAATGTCTGCAGTATCGGACAGGTCTGTTGACGCTACAGATCCGGCAAGATTGCCGACAGTGATTTTCTTGGATACGGGAGAGCCTGCCGGGTCGTCAACGATATACAAAACATCTGCAGCAGCAGCAGACGTTAACGCGGTGAGATCAGTTGTCTTAGTATCTGCCACTGGTCACTCCAAAATCATTTTGTCGCCGGATTCCAAAAGGAAAAAGTCACCTGTCACTAACAGCAAAAGATCCCCATCATCGTATGGCTTTTGGCTTGCCATACTTGCGAAGGGTTGCAGAAGACCCAAGCGATCGCCGTTGAATACGTCAGAAGAATCACCTATCAGCGCAAGCCGTAAGGGATTATTGCGATGTGTCGCCATGATCGACCCTTTGCTAAAGCCCCGGCCGGAGCCGGGGCCGTCAGCTCAGACCCTGTTAGGCGCCCGCGTTCTTGTAACCGCCGCGCCAGTCGTTGGCGGCAACGCCGTAGTCCATGCGGACTTTCCAGCGCACTTCGTCGGTCATGAACTGAACCTCCTCTTCAAGGTACGGAGTCTGGTTGCCCTCGAGGAAGTGGACTTCCATGAGCGGGGCGTCCATCGGAGACGCAACCAAATACCAGGCGGTCGCCGAGACGGCGTCGAGGTACGGATCAGAGACAACTTCCATGGCGCCGCGGAGCGGGTTCACGGAGCGGGTGTTGCCGGTGTCATCCGGATCGTACTCTGAAGCCATCAAGACGCGGGCGGTGTCTTCCAGCGCCACCGGCACCAGGAAGGTGCTCGGGAAGATGTTCAGGTAGTCGTGGCCTGACGGGTCTTGCTGAGTGCGCATCGCGACGCGACCGGCGCCGACCGTAGCTACGCTGATAGCGCCTCCGGATGCGGCCAGGTTGCCGTGGTTGACATTGTCGAACAGCTGGTTGGTGTCCGACATGGTCGGGCCGTTGTTGGACACTCCGGAAGTCAGCGCGGTGTACACGTCTTTGTTGACGGTACGGGCGGCTGCGCGGCCGAGCAGGCTAGCCATCCGGCTGAAGCCCTGCAGATCATCGTTGATGATCATCTTGCGGGACAGACCGATGTACTTACCCTTGGTGACCGCGGTGAGCTGCTCGCGCTCTTCCGAGATCGCGCCCTCGGTGTAGGGGTCGTTTTCAGCGATGGTATCCAGGCTGTTGAACGAACCCATGCGGATCAGGTTGGCGGTCTTGAAGTCGGGCACCGAGCCGGTAGCACACCAGCGGTTCCAGGTGCTCGGGAACGCGTCGTAGGCTGCCTGCAGCGACTTGTTGGCGGCGTCCACCAGGAGCAGCGGGAAGTCCGCGGTGGTCTTGGCGGCGAGCACCTTGCCGGCGATCTCACTGCGGGTCAAGCCACGGGTGTCGAGACCGGCACGGGCCAGCGACTCGGCGGCGATCTCCGACAGCGAGTTGCCGCGGTACGGGTTCTGGCGGTCGTCTTGGCCGACCCCCATGCGGTGCGCCAGCGCAGCGGTAGCGCCTTCGCGCCACTTGTCGGTTGCGTCGATCTCGATCGAGGCGTGACTGGCCGCCGGGCCGACTTCATCATCTTCCGGAAGACCAGCGATCTTGTTGAAAACGTCTTCTTTGCTCATCGTCGGGTTGGCGATTGCCTCGTCGAAGATGGCTTTCTGGGCATCCGTCTTGGCAATGCCACGCAAGATGCGGAGTTCTTGATTGCGGGCGGCGATCTCTGCTTTCACCTTCTTCTCGGCAGCAGCTTCGATCTCGACCACGTTGAGTTTCGACTGCTCGGTGACAGTCGCCTTGGTATCGTCGGCCATCTTGGGCTCCTCTGTTGGGGCGGCGACTGTACTGGCCGCCGTAGGTTTTGCAGCCTCTTTCGGCTGCGTGAATCGGTTGTCTTGGTACATCGCTGCGACCTGCAGCGCGTCGGTGACATTGTCGACTAAGCCGGCCTCGAGGGCCTGGCTCGCGCCAAACCAGTGGTCGTCGCCGTCGGTCAGCAGCGCCATGGCATCGTCGTGCGTCATGCCCTTACGAGTGTAGGCGGTCGCCATGCTCTCGGCCCAGCCGTCGAGCTGGTCAGCCACGTCACGCATGTGTTTTGCGTTGCCGACTGCGCCCGCCCAGGGGGCGTGGATCATCAGCCGGGCGTTCTCGGCGATACCAACATAGTCGCCGGCCATAGCGATCAGCGATGCAATGCTGGCTGCAATACCGTCGATCTCGACGTTGACCGTCGCCGGGTGCCGGCGCAGCGCGTTGTAGATCGCCAGACCATCGCTGACCGACCCACCGTAACTGTTGACGCGCGCCGTAATGACCTCGGCGTCGACTTCCTGCAGCGCCTGGACAAACTCCGTGGCCTCTACCGAGTCGCCAAAGATGTTCTCGCCGATGTCTCCATAGATGAAGACCTCGGTCTCGGCGTTGCCTTTCGCTTCAATCCTGAAGCAGGAATGTCCGATCTTGTGCATTGCTCACTCCATCTTCCTCGTTGTTCGACAGACCACGCTCCTCAAGGGCGTCGCGCCAGGCGGCAGCTTGCTCGAGGACGTCGTCTGGGTTCTGCCCGCGCTTGCGGATAATCTCCGGGGCGCTGGCGTGATGATTCTTCTGCAGAGTTTCCCAGGCAGTGGCTTCTTTCATCGGATCGATCCACGGCATCTGCGGGGCCACGTAAAGCGCGTCGTTCAGGCTGTACTCGTCGACACCGGTCGGCAGCGCCAGTTGCCCGGTGAGTAATGCCATCTCCAGCCAACGCTCGTAGACCGGGCGCACCAGTTGATCGGTGAACTCGGCGGCCAGGATCTGATAGGCGCCCCACCCTTCGACCAGCTCTTGGCGCTGCGCGCTGAAGGTGCCGTCGTAGGTCTTGGCGACCGAGCTGAACGTGGCGCCTATACCAGCCGCCATTGCGCGTATCTGAGAGTTCCGGAACGCTTCGAGCGAGGTGTTGGGTCGATTGGTGTCGATCATGCCGATGTCTTCGCCCGGCAGCAGGTCATCGAACACCATGCCAGGGCGGAAGCGCATCTCGCGCGGCTCCCACTCACCATCCTCATCGGGGTCATCCGCGTAGGAATCCGGGTTCCCCTTCTTGATGTAAGCGGCCATCGAAGCGGCCACCTTGGCGGCGATGCGCTCCGACTCCTCGTAATCTTTGATGTCGTCGAGCCGGGCCATGACCGGGGCGAACAGTGAGACGCCGCGCGTCTGGCCGATCCGATCGATCATCTTGATGTGGGTCATGCGCGCCGAACTGACCCGTTTGAGGTCTTGCATCGACACACCGTGCAGGAGGTGATTAGGGTGGCGCTTGTAGACGTAATACGCCGCCGGCCGGCCCCACTCGCTTTTCTCCACACCGTTGATGATCATCGGCGGGCCTTGCTGCGAGTAATCGAGCGGCACAAAGTCAGCCTCGACCATCTCTAAGGTGTACGGGACCGCGGAGTTGTGCGTCAGTTTCGGCACGCGCCCGGCCAGGTGCTGGACGAACACCTCGCCGTCGCGGAGCCAAGAGCGGGCCAAGAGCCGCTGCACGGACGCGAACGAAAACTCGTTGGTGACCTCCGGCCGGCGCGCCCAGAGACGCCACTGTTTGCGGATGTCGCGCGCAAACTCGCGCAGGATCTCGCCGTTGGCGGCCCGCGGTTGGGGCTCGATCTGGATTCCGGTCGACCCCACGGTGTTCTGCACCAGGGTGTTCAGCGCCCCGCGCGCCAGGTCGTGGTTCTGTTCAAGATGGCGGGCCTGCTGACGTAGGCTCTGGCCGGCGCGAGTGACTGCGACGTCTCCACTGCCGGTCTCTGTGCGCTGCTTGCGCGTACGATCGGGCCGAGCCGACTCGTAATACGCTCTGACCGGGACGCCGCCGCGCCAGTGGATGGTGTGTCTAACAGTCATCGCAGAACACCGCCGTCTGGTAGCGAACGTGCGTACGGTCGGACGTCGACTCGATCTCAGCGAGCATCGCAGAGCGCAACGCTCGGAGTTGGTCGAGATCTTGGTACGTGACGAGCTTCCCCTCGGGGGTGCGCACAGTCAGAGTGCCCGATGCGATTACTTCATCGAGCGCATCGATGTCATCTTGAGTCCATGCCATGCTCGGCAGGATAGAGCGACCTGACAACGGGTTTGGGGCGGAAAGTGACTACAAATTCCAAGTATCGTCGCCAAATCCTTGATTTGGGTGTCGTAAGTTCTGCAGATAGCGCGAGATCACGCGATTGATCGTCTGCACCGGCACTTGGTATTTTGCGGCCAGGAGCTTGCGGTTGTCCTGGCCGTTTTTCCGCTGCTTCTGCCAGTCGCGGATGATATGGCGGTTACGGATGTGCGGCGACGTGGCGTCGCGCACGTAGTGTTTGGTGCCGCCCCAGCGCAGACGCAGCTCACTGGTCACCTTTTCGACCACTGCGGCGGCCTGGGCGTCGCTCAGAATTGCCCGAAGTTCCCGGCGCATCTCTCGTTCGACCTCGTTGAGGATGTCGCCTTCTTTCTTCACCGGATGGCCCACTCCTCAGAACCAAAACCATGGCCGGGCGTCGGCCGGCGCGTTCGTTTTGGCGGCGGGGTATCGGACGGCGCCTTGAGCGGTTTAAGCGCCGCTGCGCCCCCGGCCAAGAGCAGAGCGGCGTACGCCAACACCCTATTATCCAGCGCCTCGTTACGAGGCCGTGTCGCGACCCACTCTTTGAAGGGGCGTCCCTTCTTATAGCGGACCACCAGCTTCTCCGCGGTCAGCTGCAGGAAGTACTCCTCATCCCGCCCCTCGGGGAAGTGACAGTACCCTGGCCCCGGCACCGCCACCTTGAGCTGCCGCTGGACGACAGATTTACCTTCGTCGACGCCGACCAGTTCCGGGCGCACGCCCTTCTTCGCGCGGGTCTTGCGCAGCCGCTTGCGCCGATCGACCAGGGGCTCGACGACCGGGCGGCCCTGGCCGGTCACACCCTTTGTCGGGTAGCAGTGCATGCCCGCCCTACGACAGAAGTCGTAGACCTTCTCCGGCAAGTAGCCGGAGTCGACGCAGACCGAGCTGATACCGATGTCCATGCCGTTGGCATGCCGGTAGCGGGCCTTTGTCAGCTCGAGAAGGTCGTCCCAGACCTGGTCCTGGGTCGTCTCACCGGGGAGGATCTGGTAGTCGATCGACCAGCTCTCGAGGGTGGGCGACCAGGCCACGATCTCAGCCTCGATGCGGTCGGCCTGGATGTCGCAGCCCATCGTCAAGATGACACCGTCAGGAACTTCGTCTTCATACGGTTCACAGCGGTCAAGCAGCGTATGCCCGCTGACCTTCTCGCCGCGCTCTTCGTACGTCTCGCCGAGGACTGTGTTGACGTAGGTCTTCAGCTCCTCGGGGTCTTCTTTGACCGCCAGGAACTCTTTGACCAGTTTTGCTGGGGTGCTGTTGGGCGAGTAGCTGTAGCCAGCCCAGATGCGGAACCCGATATCGCCGGCAAAGCCGGGGAGGAACGTGAAACCGGTTTCCTGCCGCCATTCCCAGTGCTCGCCCAGCCAGTAGCCGGCCTGCATCATTCGTCGGTGGTTGGAGTGGTCGATCAAACTGCCACAGTCGGGGCAGACCCAAGCTGCGGTCTCCGGTTTGCCGTCCTCCCAATGGAGATGTGAGACGGGTATTTTCCGTTCGCGAATTACGATCGGGTCTTCCGGTTGCCGAAACAACCGGATGTGCTCGCCACCACACTCGGGGCACCGCAGCATGAAGTGCCCTTTGCTGGATCGCTCGAAGGCCTTCTCGATACGTGAGAAGTCCTTCTCGGTCGGTGTCGAGCCGATGCCAATCTTGCGGTTCCAGAACGTCTCGGTGCGCTTCTCCCCCAGTTTGATCTGGTCGCCTTCCGTGCCGGCCGTGGGCGGATAGCCGTCGACCTCATCAAACAAAGTCAGCCGCACGGTGATGCGCCGGAAACCTCGAGGGCTGTTGGCGCCGATGACGTGCAATATGCCGCCAGGGTAATGTTTCTTGTTGATCGTGTTGCCGGTGGCCCGGCTCTTCTGGTCGCCCACGCGCTCAAGCAACACCGGAGTGTCCTCGATCGCCGTTGTCAGCTCTTCTTTCGACCACCCCTCGGCGTCATCGATCGTCGGCTGCACGATCAACATGGAGCAGGGGTCCAGGTGGATGTGGTATCCGATAACGTGACCGAGGATTTTCGTCCAGCCGATCCGCGCCGACTTGAGCGTTACGACGCGCTCGACCTCCGGCGCGCAGAAGGCGTCCATCATTGCCTTCTGATAGGGGTAGGTGCGCCACGGGCCTGGCTCGGCTGATGACTCGGCCGAAAGCACGCCGTATTGATCCGCCCACTCGCTGACCGTCAGCGTCGGGGGCGGCGCCCCCGCGTGTGTGAATTCAGTCTTGAGCAGGGAATGCAGCGTCGAGTGCGTCATTGGTGTCCTTGAGAACTACGTTCAGTTCTGCTTTGACCGCCAGAATGGCGGCGGCTTCAGACTCGGCGGCCAGCGCGGCGTGCGCCAGGCGAGGCGGGGACGCCAACAGTCGGTCGCGCTGCACTCGAAGAATGTCGAAAACGGCTTTGCGGATCTTGCTCAGTTCGACCAGGTCGCCGCGGCGCTTGAGGTACTCGAGCTTCGCCAGGCGGGCCTTGTGCAGCTCGTTCTGAGTACGCGCGGTCTGGTAGTCGATGTGGTCCGAGGCCAGGGGGTCGTCTTGACCGTCATCGGGGAGGTCAGGCAGCTCGGCCGCGGGCTCGGTGTAGCGGATATGCTTCTGGGTGTTCCGCTCCCACTCCTGGTCGGCCTTCTCGAAGTCGATCTTCCAACGCTTGCCAACGCGCCGGAGACTTTTTTTCAGCCTCCCTTTTTTAATGGCCTCCGTGACGGTATTTGGCGAGCAACCGCGGTGCTTGGCGTACTCGCCCTGATTACCAAACGGCATAGATTTGGTCCGAGTGAAAATATCACGCGCAGTATAGAAAAAATATTATCCTTGTGAAAACTTTTCAAAATTTTTAAGTAATACAGGTACTTACGGAACCATATGGCTGCACGAAAAGCGCGGTCCCCACCCGCAAGGGCCGGCGGCCCCAGGAGAACCTACAGAGAACGGGGTTATCCACAGGTTATCCACAGGTTATCCACAGGTTATCCACAGGTTATCCACAGGTTATCCACAGATAAGTGGGTGCTTACTAACCTTTAACCCTTTGATATTGCGCTGTCAGGGTGCGGAGGCGGCAGCCAGGGTGCGGAGGCGGCAGCCAGGGTGCGGAGGCGGCAGCCAGGGTGCGGAGGCGGCAGCCAGGGTGCGGAGGCGGCCGGAGGCGGCAGCCAGGGTGCGGAGGCGGCAGCCAGGGTGCGGAGGCGGCAGCCAGGGTGCGGAGGCGGCAGCCAGGGTGCGGAGGCGGCCCGATCGATACCACTATAGGCTCAGGGTATGGGCGCGCGACAATCGCCGCGGAAATGGCCGCGCAAGGCGCCTAGTAGGAAAGGCGCGCGCGATGGGTGCAACAAAAAAGGCGCGCCGATTGGCGCGCCTCGTTTAGGGGTTAGGGGTTCCGGTTATTTGCGACGCCGCATGCCGCCAGCAATCGCCCAAATCAAAACGAATAGAGACCAAAGGATAAGGAGTAGGGTTTTCAATCGGGCCCCCCAATACCTTCTACCAACCATGCCGAGTATTTACCCGGTTTACCGTCTTCGCACTGTTTGCCGTCTTCAGTCCAACCCGCAAGGTCGTTTAGGATGTTATCCGCTAACACTAACTCCTTCTCAACGGGCTCCAAAACTCGCGACAGTCTCTCGACAATTGCGGCCGCGGTTGCGTCAACGTCCAGTTCCGAGTCAGTAAAGACCAGATCAACCGAGAAATCGATACTTTCGGATAAATACCACGCGTCGCCGTCCCAATCCCCAGCGACGTTACAACCGCAAATAACCTCAGCCGCCTGGTCTAAATAAATCTCCATCGCACGGTCAATATCAGCGTCCGTAGTATCGAACGGCAAATTCAACGCGACATCCAACCCCGAAAAGGTTTTGCCGATATGCGCGATACAGTCCGCGCGCGTATCGTCGCAGCAAACAACTTCAACCCCTTGCCGCCCCCAAGGTTCTAAATCTGCGTCTTTACCAGTCGCGCAATAGTCGATACGGTCCCATCGCCATTTATTGGTCGATAGCTCGCGCAGTCTTTTGCGCAAAGCTTCGCAGTCGTGCTCCGCCATGTCGTCAACCTCGTCCTGATTATAAGGCGCGTATGGGTCATCCGCCGCACCGGGCGGGTAGCTCCAACCAAAAATTCCCATGTTTTTCAATCCTCTCAATTAATGGTTAATGCAACAGTCGACGCCGCGCACTTGCGCGCGCCATGGGCGGGAAAACCGATAATGACTTTCCTATCCGCTCTTGCGCATAGTTGACAACTAGCACAAGTCACGTCATCGCGTTGAGTCGCGGGGCAAACTACCACGCGTCGCCCTTGCGGGGTTACTGTGTTTTGGTTTTGATCTGCGGGCAGTACTGCCGCGATTGGCCAGCAACGGCGATTAGCCAGGGTATCGGCGTGCTGTAGATTATCCGCTGACCAATTGATAGTAAATCCGGCCGCATTGGCGGATTCTATCCCCGCGCGGTTGTTATCAGTCGGTGCGTGATGGGTGTAAGTAAACCCGCGGCGCCCGATATTCGCAACGATCAACTGCGCAAGCTTGCGACGGTTAATCTCCGGGCTTGCGCCCAATGGTTCAAGGTCACCCGCCTGATTATGCCGCCACAATTGCCCCGCGGGTAATGCGCGGATTTTATCCAAAAAATCCGCCCATGTGTCGCCACGCTCGCCACGTGTCACTTTGTCCCAGTGTAAACGAAGCGGGAAATTTTCCGCATAGCATCCGGCGCCTTTATATCCGCAAGTGTCGGGGCATGTAGCGCGGCTGGACGTCGTAACAGGAATGGCGCCTGTTTTGGCATTGCTGCTTTTTTGGGTGAAGTGATAACGCATTGTAAAACCTCCAAGTGAAAAGAGGCGCGAGCGGGTCAAGTCTCGCGCTATGTGAAACTAGCAGGCGCTAAATTAGGCCTTTCTCAGCAAACGAGAAACTATCAGCGCCCACAATAATATGGTCGAGTACCCGCACGTCGACGAGGCGCAGCGCATCGACCAGGCGCGTAGTCAATCGGACATCGGCGGTAGAGGGCTCAGAAACACCGGAAGGGTGATTATGGGCGAAGACAACCGCCGCGGCGTTTAATTGGAGCGCGCGCTTTACTATCTCGCGCGGCCAAACACTGGCGCCGTCAATAGTACCGGTGAACATGGTTTCGCACGCGATAAGCGCATGGCGCTGAGTTAAGAATGCAACAGCGAATTGCTCAGACTCATAACCCCCGACTTTTAACCGCATAAAATCGGCGGCCGCGGTTGTTGAGGTAAACGCGCTAACATCCGCGTCGACTGTATAAGCGTATTCGCGTTCCAAAACTTTCAACGCGCGGGCGATTAGTCTTTTGTCTTTGTCGGTTAGCATAATTAAGTCTCCGGTTGAAAAGGCGCGCGGGGGTCAATCCGCGCGGGTTTAATTACTCGGACAGCGCCACATTAGCGGCATATTCTGAGCGAAGCGCGCGGGTGTCGCGTCGCATGCTTTCAGCTGCGCGCCTGGTACGGCGAGTATCCAAGTACGCAACGGCGCGCGCTTTCGCTTCGCGACGGTCGCGGATACGGTCAATAAACGTATCAACAAACGCCGCAACGATACAGAGCACGGCGCCTGCAAAAATAGCGATAGTCCCAGCAAAAGCAAAGGCGGTATCAGTCATGGCTCAAGGTCTCCGGGTTAATCAACCGGCGCAACAATCACGCCGTCAGGTACAAAGTTAGCGCAACGCGTGCGAATCCGCAACAATTACCGCAAAAAATAAAACTATCGGCGAGACGCGCTTTTTTAGGTTTCGCTATTAGTGAAACGCGCGCACGCATGGCGGCGCCCGCTCGGCGGCGCCCGCTCGGCGGCGCCCGCTCGGCGGCGCCCGCTCGGCGGCGCCCGCTCGGCGGCGCCCGCTCGGCGGCGTTAACTTAGATTATATTAGAGTCGGCTTATATTAGAGTCGGCTTATATTAGAGTCGGCTTATATTAGAGTCGGCTAATATTAACTTAGGTTAAAAAGCCAAAGCCGTTTGAAAAAGCCAAAGCCGTTTGAAAAAGCCAAAGCCGTTTGAAAAAGCCAAAGCCGCCGCTTCGACCAGGGGTTACGACGTTGTGTCGCGCGCGAGTTTTAGGGCCCGACCAGGTCGTCATCTCGCGCGGCTCAGGACGGAGTCCTCCAGGGAGGGCAGTGCGCCGGCCGCGTCAGCGGGAGGAGGCGTGCGTAGCGCCTCCCGAGGGATGCTAGGGCATCCCGAGGAGGACAGGGGTTGACACGAGTGACACGAAGCTCCAATTTCCTAAAGCCGATCAACAACTTACAGCCGATACCTGAGATGACATATAGCTGCTTCGTGTCACTGATGTCATGCACTTTTTTTGCAAAACCCTGTTTTTACGCAGTAAGTATTTGATTTTAAACGCTCAATCCTTCATGTCACATGCACCAAACCCTGGTGACATGTTGACATGAAGCTTTGCGCACTTTTTATGCATCCGTCCCAATTTGCCGGCGGTTTGCATAAATTATGCGACCCTCCCGCGACCACCAGAACCGCCACTCCACGCCCGGTGCCTGCCCGGAAACGACAATATGCTTGTCGGCCTCCAGGTGGTCGAGCGTGCGCTGGAAGGTCGATTTCGATACCTCTTGATTGGTGCCGTGGAGCCGGTTGACGCAGCGATCGATCAGGCTGTTTCGCGGCTCTCGGTCGGCCGCCATGCTGTTGCACAGGTAGGTGATCCGCTCGAGGCGGATGTCCTCGTCGTCCACCCCGCCGGCCGCGGTCGTCTCCGGCAGCTCGTAGGGCCGCGGCACGCCCACCTCGTCGCCGTTCAACAAGGCCACAGACTCGAGGCGGAACCAGTTGGCCTCGGCGTCGGGCAGCCCAAAGTTGCTCTTGGCGATGTCATGGCGGAACAGCCGCACCCTATTGTCGTCGCTGATCCCGCGGTCCTCGGCAGTCTCGGTCGACATGCGCGCCAGGGTTGACGTCACCCGTGCGGCGTCCCTGATGGCCGAGGCGCCCCGGCCGGCGTCCCCCGAGGCCGCGTGTGCCTCGCTGTTCTTGCCCGACCCCTTGGCCGAGTGGTGGATCAACGTCACCCCCACGTTGGCCTCGGCGGCCAGGCGGCGGAAGCACATCATCACCTTGTTCATCTCGATGTTGTCGTTCTCGTTGGCGTCGTGCGTCGCCACGAACGGGTCGATGACCACGTTCAGCACGTTCTGCCGCTGGCAGATCCCGATGATCGCCTCCATCGCCGCCGTTGGCTGACCGCTTGCCACCAGCAGGCCCTCTTTGCCGTAGAGGGATTGCAGCAGCAAGCGGTCACCTAACCCCAAAGCCGCCATGTCCAGTTTGAAGGCCTGGCAGGCCCCGTGCAGGCGCCGGGCGATCTCCAGCTTGTCGTCCTCCCAGTTGATCATCATCACCTTGCCTTGCTGATGCACGCGCTCGCCGGTCAGCTCCTGCCCGGTCACCAAAGCTAAAGCCGAGACCAGTGAGAACACCGACTTCCCGACCCCGCCGGGGGCCATCTCGACGTTCACGTACCCGCGCAGCACCCGGTGCCCGAGCAGCCACTCGCGCCGGGGGATCTCCTCGATCGGTGGGATCTCGAGCGCGCCCATCTTGATCGTCTTGCCTACCTCCACAGCGGCCTCCTGGGTGACCTGGTCGGGCGGCATCGTCCACCCGGTGTCCTTGGCGGCCTTGATCAGCGAGGCCATCGTCACCGGGCGGTTGCTCGACGGCACCAGGCGCAGCTGGTCCCACTTCCGGAGCGTCGCGTCCCAGCCGTCGTAGCCGGCGACGCGCTCGCTGAAGTAGTGGAAAAGCGCAAAGCCGTCAGCGGAGTCGTCGTCCCACTTGAGTGCGTGGCCCACCGCGACCCAGCTGTGGTAGTTGTGTGCGTCAGCGTACTCGGGCAGCGTCGCCAGGTGCTCGAGCAGGCTGCGCTTCTGGGCGTCGTCGAGGTTCGACCGCGGTGGCAGGTCGGCCAGTTCGCGGTGCTCCAGTGGCGCTGAGGGCTCGGGTGGCGGTGCCGCGTTGTCGGCCGGGGCCAGCAGCTCGCCGGCCTGACGGCGGAACAGATAGTCCTGACCGTCCGACGTGGTTGGTAGGAACGCCGGCTGGGATGGGGTCAGACTGGCCCGCTCGTCGCACGACACCCCGGTCATCTTGAGTCGGTAGATGATGTTGCGAGTCGCGGTCTGGTGCGCCCCCACGTCGACCGGGTGGGCGTACGGGATCAACAACCGGTAGCGTCGATCGCCGGCCAGGCTCGACCGGGTCGAGTGGACGAGACACTCCCGGTTGGGCACGCACTTCAAGATTGCGTCTATCGAGGCATCAGAACCTTCTATGTCGATCTGTGCGCCGGTTCTGTAGCGAACGGCGCCGTTGTTGCGGCGATCGCCGTCGAACTCGGCGAGAATAAAGTAGCCGCGCTTGGCCTTGCGCCTTGTGCGTTCCTCTTTTGAGAGGGCCTGGTACTCGTCGATTGAGATCGGGTCGACCGGCGCCATGCGCAGCTTCTCTACCAGGGCGCCCCAGGCGATGGTCTCGTTGTGGATGGTCGCGCCCGTCCCTTTACCGACAGCGATGGACAGCAGTAGATCGTGGTGGCTTGTAGTCTCCAAGGGTCTCATTTATACTCCAGGTGCGTTTTCACTGACTGTGAGGATGCAGTGGCGGGTTTGGTCCCCCGTCGTCTCCGGCGGCGCCCCTATTCGGGGGCGCCGTTTTCTATTTGAAGAACCGCTCCGGTAAATCACCGCACGACGGTCCTCCCCTTAAAAGCAATCGGGCGCCAGGCGCTGCGCGGATACGCCGGTTTTCTTTTCAATCTGCAAAGCACGGCGCAGCGGGATGAAGCCGCGGTAGCGCCAGGTCGATATGGTCTGAGGCTGTACTTCTAGTCGCCCGGCCAGGTTGGTCAGGGCGCTGGCGTCAGAGTCCGCGGCGCAAACCGCGATCGCGTCGTCCAAAGCCACGCGTACTTGTTCGGGAAGCGCGTTCATACGGGTCACAGTGTGGATTCCTACGGTCGAAGTGTGAGTATATCTTGCAGTGAGTGAAGTGTAGCCGGAACCGGAGCCACCTCACAAGATGTGATATAGTGGTGGTTACTGATGGACCGGGCGATAGACTCTACGGAGACCTAAACCCCAAACCCGCCGAAGCGGGTTGTGTATGGGTCTTGCTAGCGAAAAAAGTGCTGCAAAAAAGTTGCACAGAAAGAAAAAGCCGTGCTAGGATTCTCACACGGTGCGAGATTGCACCGAGGAGACCATCCAGATGACCAACGACCAACTGCTCGCACTTTTTGCGATCAACCACGCTCTCGATGTCGGCCCCACGATGTTTCTGGCGGATGTCGTCGAGGAAGTGGCAGCCGCAGCCGAGCGCCCCGCCAGCGAGATCATTGCTTTTGCGCTGCACAACGCTGAGTTCGCCGAGCACCTGGTCTTGATCCTGGACAACGCCTACCACCGTTATCAGCAGAGGCTTAATTGATGGCTGCAAAAAGAGGACGCTTGCCGACCACGGGTCGGTTTAACACCCGCGAAGAACTCGAGGAGTTCGTGTGGGAAACCTACTGGTCGACCGAGATCAGCCAAGAAGATCTCGCACGTCGTGCTCGGATTTCACCTAACACGCTTCGACGGATTCTAAACAAGTGGGAGAAGCCGGAATGAACGTCATCGACCACAAAGTGCTGGCCCGGCGCTACGCCGACCATCTCAAGCGCAACGAGCGCAAGAAGGTGCAGCTGTACCCGGTGCAGGATTTACCGGGCGCCATCGTCGACGAAATCCGGCACGCGGTGTTCTGCGGCCTGCTCGAGGTCGACGAGCCCGACCTAGAGTGGCCGACATACCGAATCCTCGACTGGCGGGGGAAGCTGCGCTTCCTGCAGGACCGGGTCGAGGAACAGGGCTACATCATCGAGGAGGTGTACCGTGGTAACTGATCAAGACCTGGGCGTGATTGCCGTGTTGTTCAACCTGGCGGTGTTCGTCACAGGGCTGAGTTTCATCCTACTGGTCCTGGCGGTGTTCGCCGACCATATCCTGACCCCCATCTTGCGGCGCTGGCCTCGGCGTGTGCGTCGCTTTCGCTAGGAGTGAGAATAATGCTCGAGCAGCACATCCAAACCCTGACACAGGAAATCGTTGCCTTGCGCCAGTCGATCGAACAGCTTGCCTCGGTCGACCGCGAATTCGTTTCCCCGTCCTCGAACCCCCAGCCGGCATCCTCCCCAGCGCCGACAGAGGACGGGGCTTTTTCTTCCGTCGAGGTCGTCGAAGAGGAGTTCAACTTCGACAACCTGGTGCTCCGTGCCATCCAGTGGACGGAACGCCACAGCGAAGCCGCCATGGCCCAAAAGCTGCAGGAGATGAAGCCGGGCGCCGGCAAGCTTTCCGACCTGTCCCTGGACGAGCAAAAGCAGCTCTTCATGGAGTTGGCGCCATGACACGTCAAGAACGCCTCGGCCACCCCGACCTGGCAGTTGCATACCAGGCGCTACTCGAGGGTGATGTACAGGGCCAGAACGCGCGCATCTTGCTGCAGAACATGCTGAAACAGATGCGCGAGCTGCAGGCCACGGTCCAGCGTCTTGAGCGTTCACAAGGCGCGCGTCGGAGGAAAAACGATGTCGCATAGTCTGTACGGACCTTCGTCTCTGTCGCGGCGCCTGCTGTGCCCGGCCTCGGCCCGTGTCGAAGCGGAGCTGCCGGATGAGACCAGTGTCTACGCCAAGGAAGGCAGCTGCGCGCATGAGGTTGCGGAGCGGGTGCTGCGTGCGTGCCTCGAGGCCCACCAAGTCAAAGCCGACAGCTACGTCGGGCAGCACTTCCACGACACGGAGGTGACCGAGGAGATGGCGCAGTTCGTCCAAGGCTACGTCGATCGGTGCCTCGAGTACCTCGAGTTCAACAGCCACGCGCAGGTTGAGGTCAAGCTGGATCTGGGGTTCCTAAAGGACGACCAGTTTGGCACGGCGGATTTCACTTGCGTGCTGCCGAGTCAACGCCGCCTGGTGGTGCGGGACTTCAAGTACGGGCAGGGCGTCGAGGTGGACGCGAAAGAGAACGACCAGGCGTATGCCTACGCCGCCGGCGTCTACCGCGCGCACCGAATCGTCCTCGACGGCGTCATCGACGAGGTGACGGTGGAGATCGACCAGCCGCGTCGGGATCATCAGTCCAGCTGGACGATCACAATCGAAGAGCTGGAAGCGTGGATCGAGAAAGCGCGTGCCGGCATTGCGCGATGCGAGGAGCCCGATGCCCCGTTCATGCCAGGTGAGAAGCAGTGCAAGTTCTGCAAAGCCAAGGCCCACTGTAAGGCCCGTGCGGAGGCGGTAGCTGAGTTGATCAGCAACGAGCCGATCCAGTTTGAAGATCTGACGACGCCCGATCGGCGCCGGGTCGCGCTCTACAACGACCATGAACTGGCGGCGCTGATGTCGCAGATGCAGATGGTCAAGGATTGGATTACCGCGGTCGAGAAGACCGCCCAAGAACGGGCCCTGGCCGGCGTACCTATCCCTGGATACAAGCTGGTGCATGCCAGGGCCAACAGACGTTGGGCAAGCGAAGACGACGTGAAGCGCCGGTTGAAAGGCATGCGCTTCAAGGTCGACGAGTACGCCCCGCGGCAGCTGAAGTCACCAGCACAGGTTCAGAAGCTTCTCAATCGTGAGCAGTGGGAGCGCCTGGACAACTTAGTGACGAAACCTGAAGGACGCCCCGTCCTCGCCCCAGAAGACGACAAGCGGCCGGCAATCGACAACTTGGAATTTGAAAACCTCGAAGGAGAAGCAGCATGACGATTAAAGTAAAAGGCAGACTGGCATTCCCCAACATCTTCGAGCCGCATCCGAATGGCGGCAAGTTTGGCGCGACGATCATCTTCGAGCCCGGCGGCGAGACCGACCTCGCCGTGCAGGCCGAGATCCAGAAGGTCATGAACGAGAAGTGGCAGGGCAAGATTACCTCGCCCAGCCAGCTGCGCCAGTTCTGTTACAAGGACGGCTCGACCAAGAGCCAGTACGACGGTTTTGAGGGGATGAAGTTCATCTCGGCCAACCTGGACGCACAGCCCACAGTGATCGACGCTGACGGTGTCACGCCGGTCACGAAGCAGTCTGGGAAGGTTTACCCAGGGTGCTACGTCGTCGCCTACGTCGAGATCTGGGCGCAAGACAACCAGTACGGCAAAGGCGTCAACGCCGCCCTGCGCGGCGTGCAGTTCTGGAAAGACGGTGTGTCGTTCGGCGGGACGCGGCCGATGGACACCTCGGAGTTCGAGGCCCTCGGTGACGTTGAGCCGGCGGCCCCGGCCGGCGGGATGTTTGGTTAGCGTGTCACACCATGCCCCTCTTCTTCCTCGACACTGAGACCTACCAGGGAGATCCTGCAAAGGATCTCCCCAAGGTGGGGCACTGGAAGTACAGCACCGGGGCTGAGATCACCCTGGCGGGGTATTTCTGGAACGGGACCGCCACGGTCTGGGATCTGCGTCAAGACGCCACCCCCGACGAGACCTTCGTCACGGCGGTCCAGAACCCGGAGCTGGTCAAGGTCGCGCACAACGCACCGTTCGACTACGTGATGGTCAAGAACGCACTGCAGCTCGACACGGCCATCCAGCACTGGCACTGCACCTCAGTCCAGGCGCTTGCCCACGGCTTGCCTGGCAGCCTCGCTCAACTCGGCGAGGCGCTCGGGCTCGACGAGGACAAAGCCAAGATGAAGGACGGCAAGCGCCTGGTGCTGAACTTCTGCAAGCCCGCAGGAGACCACCGCAAGGCCGACCGCTATGACCACACCAACCGTCCCGACGACTGGGAGCGGTTTGTGGAGTACTGCCGGCAAGACGTGGTCGCGCTGCGCGAGATCTACGATCGACTGCCGACGTGGAACTACCCCGACAACCGCGACGAGGTCGAGCTGTGGCATCTCGACCAGAAGATCAACGAGACCGGGCTGCCGATCGACCTCGAGACCGTGAACAAAGTCATCGATGTCGTCGACCGGGAGGCCGAGCGCCTACACGCGATCATGCGCGAAGTGACCGGCGGCGCTGTCGAGTCGGGCACCGCGGTCAAGCAGTTGAAGGACTGGATGGCCGCGCAGGGCGTCGAAACCGACAGCCTGGCGAAACCGGCCGTCAACGCGCTCCTGGCCGGCGAGCTGCCGGAGAGCGTGCGGCTCGCGCTCGAGACCCGCCAGCAGGCAGGCAAGACGAGCACCGCCAAGTACATCAAGCTGAAAGAGGCCACCGACGCTGACGGCCGGCTCCGCGGCACGCTGCAGTTCTGCGGCGCGTCGAGGACTGGCCGCTGGGGTGGAAGGCTCTTCCAGCCACAGAACCTCCCACGGGGCAAGGTGAACGGCACCGTGGCCGCCGAGGCCTTCGCCGCCGGCATTGCCCACCTCTGTTACGCCGACCTGATGGAGGCGGCCAGCTCGGCGGTGCGCGGTATGATCTGCGCGCCGCCAGGCAAACGCCTTGCGGTCGCCGACCTGGCGAACATCGAGGGCCGGGTGCTGGCCTGGGTGGTTGAGGACGAGGAGAAGCTCGAGCGGTTCCGCGCGTACGACGCCGGCACCGGGGCGGATCTCTACAACGTCGCGTATACCGATACGTTCGGCGGTGATCCGTGGAACTGCACCAAGGCGCAGCGGACGGTCGGCAAGCCGATAGAGCTTGGCCTGGGCTACGAGGGCGGCGTGGGCGCGTTCAACACGATGGCCGCCGTCTACGGGGTCAACCTGGACGACATCTACACTGAGATCTGGCCGACTGCGACCGAGGAGGAGCAGGAACGCGCTGAGTGGATGCTGCAGTTGATGCGCGGTAAGAAGGTGCTCTCGGAGATGACCGACGAGCAGATCCTCGGCGCCGACGTTGTCAAGCAGCGGTGGCGGGCCAAGAACCCCAAGGCCGTGCAGTTCTGGCGCGACATGCGCGACGCCACGACCGACGCGGTGCTGTCGGGCATCTCAACCAAGGTCGGTCGGGTGGTGGTCAGCAAGACGCACCACAGCGGAGCTGGCTACCTACTGATCCGACTGCCGTCAGGCCGGTTCCTGTCTTACCCTCACCCAGAAATCGTCTACACCCGCTACCAGGTGCGCGGCGTAGTCGAGGTCGACGGTGAGGCGCACCCGTTCCGCAACGAGTACCCGGTTTACAGTTGCCGCGAGGCCCGCAAGAGAACCGAGGCCGACATCGCCGAGCGTTTCGGCGCGGAGGTGGATTGCACTGTTTGTGAGTTTTTTTGCGAAGCAGTGAAAACGTCGGCCTGCGTAACGTACATGGGGCTCAATCAGCAGACCCGGCAGTGGGAACGGTTGACCAGCTACGGGGGCAAGTTCACTGAAAACATCTGCCAGGCGGTCGCCCGCGACGTGTTGGCGCACGGCATGAAGCTGGCCGATGCTGCCGGCTACAAGATCGTGACCACAGTGCATGACGAGATCGTCACCGAGATCAGCGAGGGTGAGCTGAACCACACCTACCTCGAACAGCTCATGTCCGACAACCCGCCTTGGGCCGAGGGGCTCCCCTTAGCCGCCGAGGGCTACACCGCGAAGAGGTACAAAAAGTGAGGGCAAACGACAAACAAGTAGCCGGCCAGCATTACAAGGATATGGATATCGAGCCCTGGGATGTCATCGACACCTGGCCCATAGAACAGCGCATCGGCGCGTATCGAGCCGGGCTGCTCAAGTACACGATGCGTATGGGCAGTAAAGACGCACGGCTACAGGAGATCGAGAAAGCCGGGCATTACGCCGAGAAGCTCGCCGAGGTTTTACGTGAGATACATCGCGTATCTGGCGTGCCCTACCCAGTAGATCTTGAAGACTTGGGGCAGGTAGACCACACATGAAGATTTGGGTATTCACCGATGAGCAACTGCGCCTCGCCCTGCAAGAGTGGGGCACACATAACGGATCAATGCCAACCGAGGTCTCGGCTTTTTTCCAGAGCAAGGCCGCCAAAAAACACCTGCTGTGGGGAGACGACCGTGAGTTTAAAGCCGATGAGGGAGAGCACCGTTGAAAAACTTTTTATCAAAGCTTGTCAGCAAAAAGGTGCGCTCTGCTGGAAGTTCTCAAGCCCCGGTCTATCCGGTGTGCCTGATCGCATCGTCCTTGCCCCCAAAGGCCGCGTGTTCTTCGTCGAACTCAAACGCCCCGGTGGCCGCGCCCGTCGACTACAGCGTTACGTCCACGGATTGCTCGAACGAATGGGACATGAAGTGCTGTTGATCGACGACCTGGAGAAAGTGCATGCCTTCGCGGCTCGACTTTGAACCTCGGGACTGGCAGCCGGCGGCGATCGACCATCTGATCCGCACGCCTAAAGCCGGGCTCTTCATGCGCCCCGGCATGGGCAAGACGCCGGTCACGCTTTACGCCATCCGGCAGCTGCTGGCCGCCCGTGCCATCAACCGGGTGTTGGTGCTCGCGCCCAAGCGCGTCGCTGACCTGGTCTGGCCGAAAGAGCTGGACAAGTGGTCTTTCACAAAGGACATCTGCTACCGCAAGCTTGGCGCGGACTGGCGGCACCGCCTGACGCAGCCCACCGAGGCGCAGATCGACATCGCCTCGTTCGAGAAGGTGGCGAGCAGGACGGTACGCAGGAAGGGCCGCGAGGATCACTACCCCGGTTTGGTCGAGCTGTGGCAGCGGGCCAAACATTGGCCGTACGACTTGGTCGTGATCGACGAGAGCACGCGGGTCAAGAACCACAGCGCAGCGGTCTTTAAGGCGTTGAAAAAGACGGTCAACGTCACCGATCGCATTGCCATCTTGACCGGGTCGTTCATCAGTCGAGATGTGCAGGACGCCTGGGCGCAGATCTACCTGCTGGACCGTGGCAAACGGCTCGGAGAGAACGTCACGCGGTTCCGTGAACGGTACTGCTACCGGGATCACTTCAACCAGTGGCACGCCCACCCTGGCGCCGAGAACGAGGTCACAGACCTGGTTTCCGACATCTGCCTGTCGATGCGCCTCGAGGATTACGTGGACATCGAGCAGCCGCAGGAGATCGACATACCGGTCTACCTGACCGACGACCTGGCGCAGCAGTACCGGGAGTTCGAGCGCGAGATGTTGATGGAACTTGGCGGCGGGCAGACGGTGGCGGCCAACGCGGCGGTGCTTTCCGGCAAGTGCCGCCAGTTCGCCAACGGCGCGATGTACCTGACCGATGAGAACGGTCAGCCGTCCCGTGAGTGGCGCGCCGTTCACGACCTCAAGCTTGAGGCTCTGGAAGAACTGGTGGAAGAAGTCGCCGAGCCGGTGGTCATCAGCTACGCCTACCAGCCTGATCTCGAACGATTGCGGAAGCTCTACCCGAAAGCGTTGACGCCGCATGACGACGACTTTCTCGACCGGTGGCAGCGCGGGCAAAGCGACGTGTTGTTACTGCACCCTAAGAGCGCGGCGCACGGCCTGGATGGCCTACAGGACCGCTGCCGCACGGTCATCGTGTATTCCGGCGAGTGGTCGTACGAGCTTTACGACCAGCTTATCGAGCGGGTCGGCCCGACTAGGCAGCTGCAAAGCGGCCACCCCCGGTCGGTCTTCGTCTACCGCCTGGTTGTCGAAGGCACCGTCGACGAGCTGATCTGCGAGCGGTGGCGTACGCGGGAAAGCATTCACGACATTTTGATGCGCGGGCTGCGGAGGGCCGCATGAGACCGACGTTCGAGGACGCTCTACGCAAACTGCGCATGGCAGGCAACCGTGATCAGCAGCTCAAGTTGATCGAGTTCTACTACCAAACGTGTGGACGTCGCTTCGCCCAGCGCCTCGAGAAAGCAATGCGTGTCCGCGGTTATCAATAGGAGACCCACATGGGCAACACCCCGCAACCGGCCAAGTACAAGACTGGTGATACGAAAGGCCGCTTGACTGTCGTACGCCCGTTGAAACGAGATGTTTACCACCCGGTGACTGGCCGCCACCAGGCCAAACCCATCTGGTGGTACGAGTGCCGATGCAGCTGTGGCAACACGGTGGTCTGCTCTCAGTCGTTGCTGAATGACGGTAGAAAGACACCAAAGTGCCCGGAATGCAACAAGGACAGCAAGTCGCGAAAACTCTCGGCGCGCTACCGCAAGGCAGCCGAGCCAGCACCTGACTTCGCCACTATGAGGCTGCGGTGATGTACGAAACGCTGATCGGACTGGGGTTCTTTGTAGCAGCGGCGGTCGCAGTGATAGCGGCTAAGGGTGAGCGTGATGACTAGCGGACAAGAATTGATGCGCCGGGTGCTGGAGTTGGAGACCGAGAACGAGCGGCTGCGTGAGTTGATGCGAAAAACGTTTAATCGATGCGCCGACGTTGGTTTTGATATGGAACTTCCACGGGAGTTCTGCGAGGAAGCACTGCGCGGCGAGGGGGAGTGATGGACCGATACGTAGTTGAATACGAAGGCGTCAACTTCGAGCTTCACGGGGTCGGCGCAAAAGCAGTAAGAGCTTTGGTAGATGAAATCGTGGAACTCCGCACCGAGAACGAGCGGCTGCGCGCTGAAAGCGAACGCCGCAAACATGAGCTTTTGCACATGCACCGATGCTGCCAAGAACAAACAGCAGAAAACGAGCGGCTGCGTGAGTTGGTAAAAAATACCGTTGTTCAGTGAGATTTAGCAACAATGAAAGACGCAGAACGGTATCGTTGGGTTGTCGAAAATTGTATGTGCTACGACCCCAAAGGTCGCGGTGTGATAATGCGACCAAAAGATCCTGGCGAAATCACAATCGATGAAGCCCTGCGCGGCGAGGGGGAGTGATGGACCGACGCAGAGATAACGTCAGTTGATTGATTTTATTAAGCGATAAATAGCGTCAGTCAGTTAATCTTATTGCGCTGGATTAATCGCTGAAACCGGAATCGAACCGACGTGGGCGGATTTAAACGTTAAACGTAGCCGACATCTTCGCCCGGATAATACACAAGAACATCGTTCCCCGGATCCCAGCCAATGCCTTGCGGGAACATATCTGCGGCACTTGAGTTAGAAAAAGATGACAGATCAGGTAGAGCAAGCGTCGCCCCAAAAGGCGAAACGACAGTTCTAGACCAAGCAGTTGAAGACCCGTTGAAATAAGGTTTTATGACAAGACAAACGCCGCTCAAGCCTAGCAGTGAGACCCAACAATCAGTTCTATTCTGGTCGCCTGTTTCGGTATCTGACACTAAAGTCTCGCCAAGAGCTGGCACTGTACCTGAAGGGCAGAATAATCCTGAATATTCCTCACTCTTGTCGGTGCTGTAGCTTCGCGTGCGTGAATACTGATTGTTTATTGAAACACCGCCAACATTAACGGCCCCGCCTTTTACTATCTGGTTGCTAGAAGTTCCAGAAAATTCAAAAGTTTGACCATTAGCACTTGGGTAGTAATTAGAAACTAAGCTAGCAGACGATATATTTTCGTCTCTGTTTGTCTGTGTAATGTATTGAATCACGTCGTTGTTGTCATAAAAAACCCCGACTTTTGCTTCAACATTGTCTTTTATCGTTTTATTGCCCGATAAAGAATCCTCGTACCATTCATCAGGCGCGCCATTTTTCACGATGCCCCAATCGTCATTTCCGAACGAAATGGTGTAACAAGTCGCCAAAAATGGTGGGTCGTCCATGTTCGAGGGAGATCGTGAATCCACTACCTCTTCCTCGTGCAACGTGCTGAACGTCGCAATCGTATTGCTAGAAACGCTTATCCCTTGCCCAATAGAACCTGGCACAAGACTGCCGGTGCCTGCAATAGTCAGCTCATAAACGTCTGACAGACGCGACCCACCTGGGCGCGTTGTCGAGCCTGCGTACTTTATGAACCTATAGCGGTCAGCATACGCTGTTCCTTCAATATACCTTTCCGTGTACATCAGTATCTTGTCGCAGGCAGAATTTTGCAGGAATTGCGTCAAATAATAATTGTTGGCAGCCAGCGTCCCATTATCGGATGGGGTGAGCGTCGTCGAGAATAATTCAATGTCACATGATAAATCAGGGGCAGGCTTTCCGTAGTATAAGCGACCAAAAACGCCTTTTAGTCTCAACACCGGGCTGGTTGTTGATCCAGTGCTTTCAATTATCCATGGCGTTCCAGCCGGATCGCAATACAAGAACCAGCGGCGGCTAGATATTCTCTGACCGCTGACATGCCTGCCGTTTCGGATCAAATAAGGCAGCCATTGTTGACCGCTTGCTGTGTCATGTGCTTGTTCTGCAGCCGTTCGTGTTGGCGCGTTGGCGGCCCCGACAGAGTTATATAAAGCCTGCGCGTCAGCAGACGGAGTAAATAGAAACGGGTCATACGTCATTGTGTCGCCGTTCGGCAGGGTTAGCGTCGTTTCTCTCACAAACCCATGAAAAGGGCAGCCAATGGCGTTGAACTTTCGAAGGCGCATATTATGGACTTGGGTCCAAGTGAACGACCTCTACCGTGTCGCTGTTGGCGTCTAGGTATTCTGTAGTTGCTGGATATTCCAGAACAAAGAAACCGTCACTACTCGTTAAATTGTAAAAAGTCGCACCAGTGTATGCCTGTTCGGTCAATGGCGACGCAATACCGCCACCACCTGTGCTAGTTTCGTTTGCGGTCGGCAACCCTTCAGAAGTCGCAATTCCGATTGCATCACGTTCGGGTGCCGGATCCAGCCGCCCGCGACCGCGTGACGTGTTAATAAAGCGTTTTAGCTGATCGGATAAATTCGCCATATTAATAGCTCAGGGTTAATTCGTCCTCTGGCACTTCGACCTCATACGATTGCGTCGCCTGCACCTCGGTAGCGTTGCGCGCCGTCTCTTCGATCTCTGGCATACGCACCACAAAGCGTTCGCGATACAAGTTCGTCGGGTCGGTCTGTGCGTCGGCGTAAGCATTGCACACGTAACCATCCCAGTCGGGATCATCGGCCCCTGCGCCAATCACGCCGCCGATGTGAACGCCTAAAGCATAGGTCCGCGATGTCGGCGTTTCATCGGGCTGCTCTGGCTGCGTCGGTGCCGTGATTGGGTCATCAGTTGCGATGCCACTGCCACCGTGCCGACTGATGGCGATCTCCAGCGTCTGTTCCTGCGCCCCGGTGGAAACGTCCAGTCGCTCTGTATAGGCGAACACCTTTCCCTTGGCGACAAGACTTGGCGTGTTGACCCGCACCGTGCTCGCCAGTGTGATCGAAGGATCGTAAACCGCGCCGACCGACACGCGATTGCGCCGCGCGCGCTCGAGGATTTCGGTCTTGGCCTTCGACAGCGCGACAGCCTGCGCCGCTTCCATTTCCGTACGCCCATTGGCTGTCGTGGCGTCGGCGTCTAGCTGGTAGTCATCGGTCTTTGGCGACAGCGTTGAGCCTGTCGGTGATGAGTCAAACGCCGTGATGTTCTCATAATCGCGCGAGTCGTAGATTGCCTCGACACCGTAGTTTTCTGATACGGCCTGGACACCGACCGCCGCCTCGATGTCCGGCGCGGTGACTGTCATGGCGTACTGTTCCGTCACGGTCTGCGCCCATCGCCGCGCGGCAGTCCATGATGCGCCAAGGCAGAAAAACTCACTGCCGTCCTTGATCCAGTTTTTTCCGCTGCAGATCGTGCCGGTGTCGGGGAAGTCGGTAAACGATATATCCGAGATCCGAGTCCACTGATTCGAGTCTGCCGCTGATTGGATCATCGACCTCTGCGGGACTGTCGCGTCGCCGTCAAGATAGCCGCAGATCCCCGGCGAATAGGTGAACGTCACCGCGATCTCGCGATGTCGCAGCCGGGTAAATCGGAAATCAAAATTGATCACGTTTTCACTGATCAAGTCGCGGCGCGTGTTGCGTTTCAACGTGAGGGTATCGGCGAAACGTTCCGTGTCAGTTAACGTCACGTCAGGCGTCGTTTTTGCTGCCCAATCAATAACCTCGAGATTACCTGAAGGATCAACGTGCAACTCCGCAGGGGTGGTAGACAGTCGGTCTTGCGTGTACTGCCAGTTGTCAGCGCCTTCATCAAACACGTGCTTCGACCAGGAGCCAGTGGGGATCAGCGTGTCAATTGTGGCGCGATCGCTAGTTTCCATGCGGCCCTGCAAATCATTGGTTGCCTCTACAGAAAGCAAGCCGCTGTCAGGGTCGTACCAAGCCGTTGTTGTCGTGCCAGTAAACCTTCTGATAGTTGAGAGCGTCGCGCCGGTCGCGTCCTTTACCAGGTAGCTAACTTCGACACTTTTGTTTTCGTAATCGCCCAGTACGATAGCCCCGGTGCCAGGGATCAGTTGAAACGCACACAACCCGCTTGCGGTTTCCTCGGCGGTAATCCGAACTTCATTGACAAGCTGACTTGATATGTCGACTGCGTCCAGCGTTACTAAGACCCCCCAATACGCCACTTAGACCTCCTCCGCGGTCAGCGTCCAGCCGTAGACCGGCCCGTGGCTTGGGTGGTCTTCCGTTGCAGGGTCGGCGATCACCGTCAGCTCAGGGAAGTAGACCACCTGATACTGTGTCGCGCCGCTGACCGGAGTCAGCTCAGCGACGTTGCCGTTCATCGTGACGGGTGTACTCTCCCAGGTGTCGCCGGTCAACGCGCGGCCGTAAGGCGTCGAGCCCGCATCAGTGCGCCTGGCCGCCGGGATCGTGATGTTTGCAGACGCAGAGACCAACGATCGAGGCGCGACGCACGACAGCGTGAAGCTGCTGCTGTAGTCGATATCTGAAATCCCCGGCGGGATGACGCCAGAACCGGTCACCACGGTGCGCAGCTTGCTATCCCACAGTGTGCGCTGTACCAGGCTGCCGCCGGCCGTACGCGCCCGGTAAACCGCCTGCAGCGGCGTGTACTGCTGCGAGATGTTAAGCATTGCGTAGACCGGGACCGCAACACCGTTAATCTTTAACTGCCGCACGCTCATTACTTAGCCCCCTGCTGCAAAGAGAACCGCTCAAGGGCCGTTCGTAGTTCGCCAGAGTCCGACCCGGAGATCGTACCGCGGAGCTGTTGCCCGTTGATGTTGAAGATGATCGGTGTGCCAGACGCCGCTGCCCCAGCCCCAGCCCCAGCCGTCACGGTGCGAACCAGGCCGCCGGCCGCGAACCGCGGCAGACGCATATTGTTCAACGAGTCGAGCAAATTCATGCCGTAGTACTTGGCCGCGGCGGCGCGAATCACGTACTCGCCATTCGACAACCACGACAGGATGGAGTCACTGGTCCCGGTGCCGGGACCGCGGATCTGACCGCCGGAGGCAAACGCAGGCGCTTCTGCGCCGGGTGGAGCGGAGTTACCCCAACGCAAAAAGACAAGATTCTCGTCAAGCGTTTCCTGCACCGCTTCTGCCGTGCGCGCCGCTTTAGCCCTGACCAAGTTTTCATCTAGGTCAACATCCAAGTCGAACCCAAACAGGTTCTTAACGCCTTCCCGCCAGTTTGCAATCTCGTCGGCGGCCCGATCTAGGTCATCCACCGGGGCAGGTAGCAGCTTTGCTTGGTCGATCTCCCCCGCTTCTTCGGCCAACTCCTTCAGAAGTTCAACTTGTGTTTGTAGGTAGCTCTTACCCACCCCCGGTTGGTCGCGCAGGGCTTCGATCCCTTGCTGCGCCTTCTTCAGATTCTCGAGCGCCGACTCCACGTCGTTGTCATCGAGGTTGGTTTGGATCTCGTCACGCAAACGGTTGACGGCAAAGATGTTGGCCGCCGAGGTCTGTTCTTCGAAATCGATATCCGGCCCGGCCAGCTCTTGAGACAGCTTGTCTAGCGCGTCGATAACCTTGCGGCGCTCTTTTTCGATGTCCTTCAGTTTTTCGTTTGCGTCGTCTTGTTCGGCGATCGCATCTTTTAGCTTTGCAGGTACACCGCCAACCGCGTCGTTTTCACGCGCTTCGCGCAGTTCGTTTTCAACATCAATCTGCTTTTTGACTTCTTCACGATACTCGGCGACGAGTTCTTTCGCTTCTTCCAGCTCTTCGCGCAGCTGGATGGTGGTGTTAATAAACGCTTGGCGCGCTCTGGGGCTTGCAGCTTCGTCGGCCTTAGCTAGCGCCTCGTCAAGTTCGCGCTGCAACTTGGCAACCGCAGCTTCACCCTGCGCCAAGGTTGCGATTTCCCGCGCAAACTTGGCGCGCGTCTCGTCCGTTAGCAGCCCGTCTAACGACGTGCTGAGTTGCCCCGTCGCCTTCTTAACGTCATCCGCCGCTTCTTCAGTCTTTTTAATCTGGTCGCGGAAATCCTCCAGGGCTTCGCTACCCGTTTCGATGCTGTCATCGAGCAGCTTAAAGGCGACGCCCAGGCCAATAACCAACGCAGTCAACGCCCCGACCGGGCCGCCTAAGAACGTCACCACACCCTGGAAAGACCGTAGCAATAGCGATGCTTTGGCGCTAGCCGCCGCGGAGGCTGTGGCCGCTGCTGCCGCCGCCTGCTCGGCCGCTTGCCGGGCAGCGACCGAAGCCGTCAACCGTTGGTTCAGGAGAATCTGCGTTTCCAGATTGATCTTTTGCTGCCGAGCAAGAACAACCAGGCGACGCGCCGCATTCTCTTGCTGGAGTGCGACTTGCACCGCACGCGTTGCCGCCCGCTCTTTTGCTGCGACAAACGCGAGCTCGGCCTGCGTTGCTTGTCGCGTCGCCAGCGCGGCGCGAATAGTCGATTGTGCTGCCGCGGTTTGCGCCGCAACGAAACGCCCCGTCAAGAACGCCACAACCGTTCCGCCGGCTGTCAAGAGGCCGTCAGCAAGTTCATCGAAGTTAAACGCGATTGCTTGGATCGACTCCGCGATCGCCAGGGTGACCCCTTCTTCCTGGTTGATACGGCCGACAGTCTGAAGGAAAGCATTCTGCAGCTGAGTCAACGACCGCGCAACGGTCAACGGGAGCTGCTGGAACTCTTCGTTGATCTTCTCGGCCTGCGGCAAGAAATTATTGACGAAGAAGTCAGTCGTCAACTTGCCTTCGTTGGCGAACTGTCGCAGCTCACCGGCCGACAGCCCGGTAGCGTCCTTCAGCGCGAACAGAATCCGGCGGCCCTGCTCGGCCACCGAGTTGAATTCCTGGCCTCGCAACTGGCCTGACGCGAGGGCCTGCACCAGCTGGATGGTCGAAGCTTTCGCTTCCTGCTGGGTCGACCCAGAGATGATGTAGGCCTCGGAAAGCGCCTGGGTGATCGTCAGAAGGTCTTCCGACTCCAGGCCCACTTCTTTGGTCGAGGCGGCGAGGTTACCGTAGATCTGGACGATCTGGTCGTAGGACGAAAAGGTGTCCTGGGCGACCTGAAAGACCTTCTCCTGTAGCGCCGCAAAGTTCTCAGTCTCGCCCGAGAGCAACTGCAAGCGGGCCGTCAGGAGCTGATAACTGTCCGCGGTGGCGGCGAGCTGCGCCAGGCCGCCCAGACCGAAGTTGATGCCGGCCAGGGCAAGCGCCTGGTTCTTGATCGTGGTGAGGGCGTTGCCCATACCAAGCAGTTCTTGCTTGGTCTTGGTGATCGCCCCCTTAGTCTCATCGCGGGCGATGATCCGTAGGACTGTACTGAGGTTCTGGCTAGCCATCGATCCGCTCTGCTTCCTCTGTCAAGATATCCGCGGCGGCTTTGTACAGTTCATACGGATAGTCGAGAATGTTCGAGTGGCCTGCCCTCGCGAGTGCGGCTATTGACCGGTCGAGGTTGACGAGGGCTTCAACTGCTGTAGCAGCACGTTGACTCGACGGGTCATGTCGAAAAAATCGGGGTTGACCTCCCGACACTTCTCGGCCAGTTGCTTGATCTCTGACGGCCGCCAGTCCTCGAACTCTTGCTCTTCCCGATCCGACATCGCTGCCAGGACGCCCAGTGGTGCGTCTTCGATCAGCCAGGCGCCCAGCGGGTCGTCCTGGTTGACTGCCTGGCTCTTCGCCATGTCGCGCACTTGCTTCACCGTCAGCTCAAAAACGGTGACCTCGCGGTCACCGATCTTGAACTTGGTTTCAAACGCCATCAGACAGGCACGCCGTCGACGTAGACCTGGGCGTAACCGTCACGCGTCAGGATCGACAGGTCGAACGTGGCGGTCATCGCGTTGTCGCGGTCCTTGAAGGCCAGGTCGCCGTTGGGCGCCAGCTCGACTTTCGGAATGTAGACTTCGCGGTTTTCACCGTTGGTGTTGTCGCCTACGAACCGGATCGCGCCGCGCTTGGCGCCGCTACCGTCCGAGGCCACGCGAACACGGCTGTTGGCATCCGGCGTGTAGGTCACGGAGATCTCGGTGTCGTCGGCGATGCCGCCGCCCGGCACGATGTAGATCCGGCCTTCGTCAGCGTTGACGATGTAGTCGTCGGTGACGGTGTAAGTCGCAACGCTCACACCGCTGACGCCCTTCACTCCGGTCGGGTTAGAGACCGACGCGCCCAGCTGGTAGTAACGGCCCTGCTTGACCGTGTGGGTCTCGCCCACCACCTCGACTGCCGTCTGAGTGACCGTGCTCTCGGCGCCCTGGATGAACCGCGCAAACGTCGCGTCGTCCATGTTCTTGGTCGAGAGTGAGCCCCCGCGGGTGACCTTCTTGACCAGCGAGACCAGGGTCTCAGCGACGGGGGTATCTGAGGAATCGATCTCGGTCTTCTCGGTCGAGACGTTCAGCGAGAAGCCGTCCGTCTCAGCCATGTACTGTTCACCGGTCAGCGCACCGCTACTGTCTTCCTCGTCGAAGTAGATGTAGCCAGCGCCCAAGACGATGTTCTTGTTTACGCTCTGGGGGGATGCCATACGTCAATCCTCTGTTCAATTGCCGGTGAGCACCAGTCCAGTCTCGAAGAGCACCGGAAACTCTCCAAAACCGGGCGCGTAAATCGGGACAGCGCGCCCCGCGTACCGCATCGGCTTGAAGCCTTCCAGCCTCGAGCCTTGATATTCAGGCCGCCACCCCACCAGGGCCCCGTTGATCTTCGCCATCAATGCGCCGGCTCGAATAGCGGTGGTGTCGACGTCGTTCTCGTCGGGACTGTGCCCGACAAAGATCGAAATCATCCAGAGCTGGTTCTCGACCTGGAACGCTTCCGGCCCATCGTCAGTCACTTCCGAGTCATCCGGCATGATCACTGCGCATGGCAGGGGCGGTACGTCCGACACAGAGAGCCAACTCTGGTACTTTGCAAAAGAGCCTACGCCGGCAAGTTCAGGTATTTCGGCCGAAAGGTGCGCTATCAGCGCGGTTTCAATGATGAAAGGGTTGGGGTTCATAGGCGTCGCTTCTGCACGTTGAGACGGAAATTCAGCTCCTGGCCGAGCACCGTACGCAACCGGCCCCCAGCCTCCAGTTCGATCTTCCGAGCGGCGTCCTCGGCCTGCTCGAGGTAGACCAGTACCTCGTCGATCGGCAGCTCAGTGATCCCCCACTTGTTCCGGCTCAGAGGCCGCCGTTCACGCCGTGGGACGCGCTTGCGGCGCTTTGACTTCACCCCTTGGCTCTGCGGGTCGGTCGCCCTACGGAAGATTCCACGGTGCCCGGTGGGCATGGTCGCTACGAAGGCGCCGGGGTACGAGAAACTGCGCACGCGAGGAGTCTGCCCGCGGGTCCAGGGGCGGATGGCGCCCACGTAACCCGTCTTGATGGGGTTGTACCCCAAGTAGACCGAGCCGCCGGCTTGCGCTTTGCGACGGGTCGGAAACCGCTTGTAGATCCGGCGCGCCTTGCCGCTGCGGCCGGCGCCGGTCAGACTGCGCGGGCCGACCCCTGATCGCGCGGCCACTTCCCTTGCCAGGCGCGTCGAGGCCCAGTTCACAGTCTTGCGTACGGCGGTGTTGGCTGCGATGCGGGTCGCCGGGCTGACTCCCTGGAGGTAGCGAACAACTTTTTCGAGGTTGTCGACTTCGATGTAAGGAACCGTCATCAGAGAGTGCCCCGCACGTAGATCACGGTCATTCCATGCCCGTCGTCCATCGGATCGGAGACCGCGGTCAAGTGTTTGCCGCGGATCTGGATCTCCTGACGGGCTTTCAATTCCATCCCTTCGATTGAAGCCGTGCGCATCATCAAATACGGCTGCGGGCGCTCGGCCATGGCGTTGCCAACGCTACGGTCGGGTGTGGGCCACTCGAGGAAAGCCCTGACCGGGTATGCGTTGCCGCCCGCGTCGAGCACCACATCTTCACCGAAGATCCTGACCAGGGCCTTGTTGAGTTGTCTTTGCGCTACGGAGAATACCGAGTAGTTGATTTTGCTAGGATCGGATAGCAGCCGCAGGATGTCTTGTCCAGCTTCCTGTGCAGTCAAGGAGCCGATGATCTGTGGCAAACCTTCGCTGATATAGGCCGTGTCGCTACCGAGTTCCTGCGCGCTGAGAACACCCTGGATCGTGATGCTGCCGGTCAACAAAGCGGTGTCGCTGGCGCCCTCTTGCGCTGTAACGACCCCCGTTACAATCAGGGCGCCCAGGACGTTGGCGGTGTCGGAACCCGCCTCGGTGGCTGCCAGAACCCCGGTGATGATCTCCGGAGCGTCACCGATGATGTTCAGCGCGTCTTGACCGGTCTCGACCGCCTGCAGGAACCCTTCGACATGGACCTGGCCGACCACCGCGGCGGTGTCGTTGCCGGTCTCCTGAGCCGCCAGGGTGCCGTTGATAACCTCGGGCGCAGCACCGAGCATCTGCAGGGTGTCGACACCGGTCTCTTGGGCGGCCAGGGTGCCGGTGACCTCGACCTGCCCGGAGACGTTAGCCGCATCTGCTCCGCTCTCGACCAGGTTTAACGTGCCGGAAACCAGCACGCCCCCGGTGACGACTGCGGTGTCCGCCCCAGTCTCCTGACCGGCCAGCAAGCCTTCGATCAGCTCAGGCGCCTCGCCTAAGAACTGCAGCGCATCTACACCGACTTCCTGAACGGCCAGGGAACCCGTGACTGTGACTCCACCCGTAACGGCAGCGGTGTCAGACCCGACTTCCTGAACGGCCAGTGCGCCGGTCAGACCGACTCCACCAGTAACTGCTGCAGTGTCGCTGCCGGTCTCGGTTGCGGCCAGGTCGCCAGTAATCACCACACTCTGAAAATCACCCGCCTGATACCGATCTAACAACGCGCCGCCGAAATGCTGACCAAGCGTTTCAAGCGTTGAAACCGGCCAATCTATAGTTGTTTCTGGCGTTAGCGCCAACTCTACCGGCGTGAATGGCGTATCTACTGACCGCGACGGAATCGCCCAAGCGCGCGAGTGCGTTCCTGTTTCGTTAAATGCCTCGATCAGTTCGACGACATTAGTCGAGTATCGCGCGTAGAGAGCACTGGCGTATTCCTGCGACTTATCTGTCGTGCCTATTTCTTGGCCAAAAAACTTAAATTGCTGCGAGCTAAACCCGTAGCCGTGAAAGTCGAGGAACACGTTGAGCTTTGGGCCGACATCGGTCTCAAATATTGTTTTAAGAGTACCGATTAAGTTTGTTTTGCTGCTCGCGACGTTCCAGTCGCGGTTGGGGTCAAGGTTGGTCGGAGTAGTGGCTTCAAACTGAGCGCGTGCGGTGCCCGAGTCACGACCTACCGGGTTAGCCAGTGGCACTACATAAAATTCAAACGCTTCAAGTACCGCAAGCGCGTCGGCTGACCCGGCCAAAAGCCAGTCGATAAGCGATTTAAGGGTATACGTGCCAGACGACTCGAACGCATGCAGACCGCTCATCAAAAGCGCCTTGCGCTTACCGTCTGCCGGTGTATTAGCTGAGTCCGTCAGCACAAATCCGTAAACCGGCTTTGCGGCTTCGGTTTTGCCCCACTTTGTCGTGCCGCCCGCTTGGGTCAATAAGACCCAATCGTTGTCGGTGTCGCTGGGGAAATAATCAGAGTATTGCGACGTTGCAACAGTCGTTGTTACCCAGTCCGCGATGTCGGTATTTGATAACGGCGCACTGCTGCACACATATACTGTGTCTGAAGTAAACGCGCTGTTGTGGCTAAATACGTGTGCGCTTCCGTTCGTCGAATAATTATCAAACTCTGTCCACGGGCCGTTTTGGTTGTAGCTGAACACCGGGCGGATTAGACCGCCTACTGTGTTCCATTGGTCGGAATAATCGACGGTGAAAGTCGGGGCAGCACCGTTGAGTTGAGTAAACCTCGCCCCGAACGCCGCCCATTTATTTACGAAATTGGCGGTGCCGTCGTACTCATAAGAGTCGCTCAGCTCTGGTGTAAACGAGATTGCCGTCGCATCACCGCTGAATGTAGTGACGTTGCCCGTCTCGAACGCGTCCATCCCGTCTGTCGTAAACGGATCGCTGATCACTGGCGTAGCGGTTGATACGTTGCCGTCACTCCAAACAAACGCGGCTTTGTATTGCGTACCAGACGCTAGCCCGGTTATTGGTATGTCGTATGAGCCAGAGACGGTAGTGGTTGTGCTACCAAACTGAACGCCGCTCGCCCAGGTGCCAGCAATGATGTCCGCAACATCCCCCGCGCCGGGGTCAGCATCAAAACTTTTATAAATGACCGTGTAAAGCGTATCAGCCATGTCAGTAGGTCACTGTGCAACTAACTGTTGCTGTTGTCGAGCTGGTCACGTTGACGCTCGGCGATGAAAGCGTAGGGGCAACAGGCTCAACAGGCGCGACAAAAAGGCTCGGGGTCGTCTGGTTTGTATATTCAGCGTCAAGTTGCGCTGCGGATATAACCTCATTGCTGACACGATACTCGTCTGTCGCGCCATCAAGTGCGGTCGCGTGCGGCTCTCGATTTCGGTATCCGATTGTGAAATCTAGCGTACTTGTGCCGCTAAACGTGTAGCTGAACGTATTAACTTGCGACCCATCAGAGTAAATGCGGGCCGTTCCAGAATCTGCGGCCATTGCGATGTGATGCCAGGTTCCATCCGAATACCCGCACGCGACATCTAGCGTGCCAAGTCCGCAGAACCCCGTACCTAGCCCCGCAAAAAAGTTGCCGTCTTGCTCGACACCAACATAAAAACGACGATTTGATCTATCGTCCGCCCCCTGCGTTGAACCAAAGCCCGTTGCCTCAACAACATCTGTTAGGTTGATAAAAAATTGAAGAGTCCCGGTAGACGATGACGGAAAATAGTTTGTGCTTATGCCGTACTCAACGTCGTCTTTATTGCTCGACGCGAACGCTGTACCAAGCCCGGCCGGCCCAGTCGTCGTGCTGATGTTCGTCGAGTTGTTTAGCGTGCCGTCTTGATTGCCAGAGCTGTCTACATAATGGCCGGTTGCAGTGCTGACGCTTTCTTCTAAGTGATAAACGCGCTCATAATTCGCCCACACCGCATTTCGGCCATAAGTATCCGTAACTGATGGCTGGCTATCGGTTCCGCTGGTGTCCCACCAAACATAGACCGATGTATCACCCGACGCTGAAACGCTCGGAACTTTTACCCATATTTGCGCCGTGCCGTTTGCGGGGTTGTTGTCTGTGACGAAGGAAACGACCTCGCAGGCGAGCTGTGTGCTGCCTGCTGCGTCAGAAGAAAATCGAATATCCCCGCCACCGTTTTGCGCGGGATTACTGCCGTCCGCATCAAACATCTCGGACGGCAATGTGTCCGCCGTCAGCAGTAGCGGGAAATCAGTCAGTGCGGATGACACCTGCGAGGCTTGAATAACAAGCTCGGCACTTTGGTTCCATCCTGTCGGGAAAGCCATCGGTTAACCTCAGACGACCGCCGTCACCAGCGCGTCGACCGTGGCCTTCAAAGCCTGGAAGTCGGCTACCATCTGGTCTTTCTCAGCCTTCGCTGCCTGCCACGCCGGGTCGCTCGGATTATCGATTGCGGCTTGATTCAAGTCTGCAACGATTGGGCTGTAGGCAGTCTGCATTGCGGCAAGATCAGTCTGCGCCTGCTGCAGTTGCGCCTTAGCTTGTGCAACTCGCTTGCTGTTTTGCGTAGTACGCCCGGCGATCTCGTCGAGCGCCTGCTTGACTTCAGTGTATGTAGCCATCAGTTGTTTCCTCTCGTGTATCCATCTGGCACCGGCACTTTTGCCGGTGCCTGTTTACGCGCCTTTACCGGCGGCGCATGTTCTTCAAGGTCTCGGCGGCAGGTCCGTTGCCTGTCATTTCTGCCTTAACGCCAGCCATAGCCGTTACCTGCCCGACAACACCATCTGCCAGCGCCATGCTCATCGCGTTGGCGTCATTACGGTCCATGCCGTACCACTCACACACGACATGCGAGATCGGGCGCCCGGTCTCTTCATCAACTTGATCCATTACGATTTTCACTGAGTCGGCCATTTGTAACCTCCAAAAGTTGTATACCATTGGATGAACTCTGAGATCATCCACCAATACCACCAAGCCAATAAACCCGCCGCAACCGTGACGGCCAAGCCCTTAGCGACTTTGCCCGCCACGGTCTATTGCCTAGTAGTTGCTGCGGATCGGGGCCTGCGGAGTCGGTTCCTGCAGGTCCGCATCCGGCAGGTCGTGAGTAGGCTTTGGGCTGATGATGTCGTTGATGAACTTGTCCAGCTTGTCATACTCAGCCGCCAGACGATCACGGTCATACGTCGACAGGCCAGTGGCCCGCTCTGCGCTGTCCATGAACCCCAGCTGCACGCGAATAGCAACCAGTGAGTCGATGATGTGCTGAACGTCAGCATTCTCGACGCGGTTCAACTGCGGGCCTTTCTTCACCGGGATGTCTTCCGGGTGATATTTCGGACGGTCAAGCTCAGGGATACCCGCGAAATGCTCCGTTCGTGCGCGAAGTGCTGCCACACATTCACCGATGCGGCGAAGGTCTGCAGCAGTCGTGTCGCGGCGCGTTGCGCTCTGGCAACGGCTGAACTCGATCAGGTATGAATCTACCCAGTAGATCAGGTTGTTTGCGTCAGGGTTGGAAATCACCGCAGGGCTGCGGACCTCAATCATTGGGCCGAGAAGCTCGGCGTCTGTCGTCGGTTGTGCCATCGTCATACCCTCAAACATTCAGGCCCCCACAAGCCCTAGCGTCTGAGTTGCTCCGCCGTGGAATATCGTCAGCATGACCGCGGTCCATAGGCTGACCCACGCTTTCAATGCGTTGATTTGCCCTTCAGTCAGCACGCCGAAAATAGTGATAAACGTTAGTATCGTTACCGCGAGCGTCACAAAGATCAGCGTCATGGGACGGATGTTCTTTGACAACCAACTATCGCTTGCCATATCGGCCTGCAGGCGTTTTGTGATCTCCTGCTGTTCGACCTCGTTGGCTTTCAGCACAGCAAGCTCAAGATCGGCCAGGATTTCCTTGACCTCTTTCTCGATCTGCAACCGTTCGTGATCCGTGGTCAGATTCTTGTCGATAGCATTACCAACGCTGTCCACGATCTTTGCCGTGGCACTGGTGAAGATGCTGCCGATAGCCGCCAGGAAGCTCATACTATTGCCTCCATTGCCTCAGTCATAGTCACATATCGCTGACGCCCGATCTCCGTATTCACGGCTCCCCAGGTTGCCGGGTAGCCGATAGCCTTATCAGGCCGGACATCCACATGGAAACCGATAGAGGGACTCCAGTGTGGGTAGACGCCTATTCCGGTCATGCCAGCGTCCGTCGCTACGTTCACAAAGCGTTCTACGTCATCTTCCGTAACAACCCCTTCCGGGAAAATATCAACCGCCCGAACCTCGCCATGAGCCGCCCAGTTGTGCTGACTCTGGCTGTTGTCATCACGGCCGACAGCCCCAGAAGCAGACGACACATGAATGGGCCTGCCCCACTGGTGGCGCAATATGTCCAACTTAACGAGCAGTTCCTGACTCATCTTGTCGTACCAGCCGTGGAACTCGTCCTTGTCGAAGTAGTGCAGCTTCATGCGGTTCCGCCTCCAAAACGTATGCAGGGTTGGGCATGTATTCACGAACCTGTTCGCAAGAACTCTCTCGATACGCGAGGAAGTGCGGCGTACACAGGACATAGAAGATCTCCCACATCACTCCAGATCCTTGATCGACCGCCCCGCGAAATCACGCGCATACTCCAGCGCCTTTAGTTGTTTCCGGCTAAACATGCCCGTGTGCATTTCTGCGTACTCCAGCAACAGACATGCATCCTCAACAGCCTGGATCGGATCGGTATCGGATGGGATCTCCAACACATGAACCCCGTCTATCCGCGCTCTTG